CAGCTATCGGTTTAAGTAATTGTGTATACTTTGGTAAAGAAGATTTACTACCATATTTAACAGACGATACTGGACAGGTTGCTCAGTTAGCAGCTAATGAAGGATTTGTTAAAGTAGTTGCTTGTGGCGGTTATGATAAAAGACCATGTGTTGTTTGGTTATTACACTCTACTGGTAGTGTTTATGGTGTAGAATTAACTACATCAATTAATAAAGATGTCTTTGGTCGTTATTATAAAGCAGATACACAAAGCTCACAATTTGGACTAAACTTTACATATTTAGGTGATACAACTCCAAGGATAGAAATGGGTATTTATAGTAATTGCTACCCACCAAATACACTACAACCAGGTAGTACTGGTGGTTCTCGTCTATTTATTAAATGCGCTTTAAATAGAATACCAAAAGATAGCAATGGAAGACGATTCCCAGTAATAGATTTGTTTGGTTCTTATGCTACATATGGTGGTTGTGTTTGTGCTAATACTAAATATAATGGTAATGAAGCTGCTTTAATTCCATACCAAGAACCAGAAATTGTTCTATTCCCCCCAGTTGGTTGTCTTGTTTCACCAAGATTAAACGCCATGTTATCTAAACTCCAGCAAAGAAAGGTTACTTTAAATGCAGATGGAACTGGTGTTTATACCGATAATCCAGAGTTTAATCGTGACTTCTATAATGAAGTATTTGCAATAATTGAAAGCAGCAAGGGCGATCCAGAAATTATTTACGCTCCACCAAGAAATGTTTCATATGCCCGTAGTCCATTTATCTCAGCAAGTGCTGCTGACTTTACAGGATCAAACCCATCCTTAGTTATCCTTAGTAATAATGGCAACTTAACTATATTAGCTACTCCTAATAATTATGTAAATTTTACAGCACCAGATAATCTAAGTACATTTACTAATGATTTGGCAACAAAGAAGTTTACAAAAACAAATGCTTCGTTTACAAATCCAGGGGTTAGTTCTATATTTAATAGTGGTACACCAGAAACAGGTGTGCTTAGCGAAACTTACCTAAAACCACAGTATGTTTCAAATCCAAGTCAATTTAGAGAAAGTGTTAAATTTGATATTGATACTGGTGCTTCTGGTGGTTCTGGTACTATAGTAATTCCTGGATTATCTTTTGATGGCGCACCAAGTGGATTCCAACAATTCTATATTGATCAAGGATTGGTTGGTAGGTCTGGTGGCGATTTTAACCTAGATAGCGAAGTAAGTGCTGTTGAGAAACAGCTTCACAATACTGGTACTAAGATTCTTAAGAAATTAAAGTGAGGTAAACATGTCTATTACACAACAACAACAACTAGCTTTACAACGCGGTCTTTTATATGATATAGCGGCTAATAAACTTGTGACGTTTGATCCGGTTGCTGCAAACACAAAGAATGTTGGGCAGCTACCAAGAACTTCTATAATAAGTGTAACTGTACCCACAGATTCAGAAGGTTCAACTGAAGTTGTTAATTCATCTTTTCCTTTATCTTCACCAGGTGCAACAGTAAATATTTCAGAAGACGGAAAATCAGTATCTGATGTTGCTATTTGGAATAGAGTGCAAGGAGCTACTGGGTCTAAATACATTTTTATTAGAGATATTCTTTCTGCTGAATCTATTCCAGCTGTTGGTGATTTTGTTGAGTCAAATTCAGGTGCATCAGATAACATGTATTCAAACTCTACTCAAATTGCTGAAATTAATCCAACAGTTACTATGAAAATTATAGATCTAGAGGTAAATTTATATAGACCAGCTAATCCTCCAGGTAATCCTGTTGGAATACTTCAAGTTAATATAATTGCTATACCAAATACTCCACTTGATTTTAAATTGCCTTTAGTAGAGGCATGTGTTGGTCAAAAATTTATATTTACTATTCCAGGAGATTTATCTTCTATTGTTGCTCCATTATTTGTAGATACAATTTCTGGTGGACAGGAAAATAGAAATAGACTTAAAGAACTACTTGGATTTACTAATTTTTCTAGCTCTGACCATACACAAGTAACTTTTACAAACCTTGTTAATGATGTTTTTAATGGTGGAACAACATTTAAAATGTATGGTGATACAAGCCCAGCTTTAACTATAATTAGTGATAGGCAAAGAGTAAAAACGTATAGTGATGTTGATATAAGATATCCATTTCCATATGTTATGAAGTTTGAAAAGTATATTGATGAAGCAGATTTATCAATATTTAATAATGGGACTGATTTACCAGAGGGTTTAATTGGTCAGTCGTTTAACCTAAGCTCAATATACTTTACTGGTTCTTCTGCTTCTCCAGCAGATGCTTTCTTTAATAATGCTTCTGGATTTGTTTTACCTATATCTACTGTAGATTTAGAATTAAATACAGGAGATGGTGGAGAACCATTAAATGAAACATTTAGTAATATTGCTTGTGATTTGCTATGCTATAAACTTAATAAGCCTCTTATAAACTATGTAAGCTCATCTTCAGTTTTTTCTAAAACAGATGTAACTACTGTAGTATTTGGCTCAACTCCAGTACCAACAGAAGTTGTTTATAATGGAGATTCAATTAATAAGGATTCTTTACTAGATTCTTGGGAAGCTGGTTATCATATGGCCGGTAGAATTTTACAGAACAAACTTAAGAAGTGAGGATACAATGGGAGCAAGAAAGAAAAAGAAAGCAGCGGCTGCTGGCCCCGGCCCACAGGGTGTTGGTAAGCCATCATTAAAAGAATCATTAGCTAAGATTAAAGTAGAAAAAACAGAAGTTCCAAAGAAATCTATGGCTACAAGAAAACAGGAAATGACCGCCAGTCGTGATGAATCTAAAAAGAAACGTAAGGCTAATTACGCTGCTAAGTCTGGTTCTAGTGGTAAAGTAATGGGAAAGGGGCCGATGTAATGATGAACAAACAGTTTAGTAAACCAGAACCAACTAAGGATAAAAAGAAAACCGGAAAGCAAAGACCTAATATGATGTCTAATCAAGGTCCTGGTGAGGATGCATCAACTGGTGTATTTGCTGGTGGTGGTATGGGTATAAGAACCAGAAAACGTACAGCTAAACCTACTAATACCGCAATGGGTGGTTTGGTTAGATTTGGTAAACAATGAAACCTAAAATTAATTTAGAGTATATTAAAAATCGGACTGGCCCAAAGCCAGATACTAAGAAACCTCAACAAATAAAGAAAGCTAAGACTGGTCGCAAGTGATCAACAATCTTAGCAAGGAGAGATAAATGATAGACAACAACAATGCTGAACAATCTCAGCCTGTCGAGACTCAGCCAGAACTAGTTAATCCAACCCCAGCCGAAGATCCTGTTACTACACATGAACGTGCTATGTTTAACAAGTACGTTAAGGACCAGGGTCAGAAGATCCCATCTAACTTCAAGGATGCGGATGCTTGGTTTAACAGCCTAATGGAAGCCCGTAAAGGCTTTACACAGGCTAGGCAGGAAGTAGCTGCCCTGAAGAAGCAGTACAATGAGAATGGCGTTAATAACCCAGGTTATCAACAGCCATCTGTGGAAAGTCAGGTTCAAGAAGAGCCAAAGCAAGAAGACCTTTCTGGTGTGCCAGAGGATCTTAAGATTGCAACTCAGGATCCAACAAAGATTCCAGTTAACTCACGAATTAGTGCAGAAGATTGGGCCAAGTGGGGCAAGGAAATTGACTCCAGTGGTTCCGTAAGTGCAACTACTCGTAAGGAAATTAAGGAAAAGATGGGTGCTGATGATGTGATTATTGAACAAATGATCCGTGGTCGCAAGGCATTAGCCAAGCAATCATGGGACGATGCTGCTTCGGTTGTAGGAGGCGGAGACAACCTAAAGCGGCTGTTCAAGTGGGCACAATCTAATCTTACCAAAGAAGAAGTTGATGCCACAAATCGTGCCTTGCAGACCAATGCATATAAGAATGTCTTGCTAGGCTTAAAGGCTAGATTTGAATCAGAAACACCACAGGCAAAGCCACAAGCTAAGGAACCACAGGCTTTGCAGAACAGGGTTAATCCCTCACAGGTTCCTCAACAAGTGCAAGTATTCAAGAATATGGCAGAACAAAAGGCTGCTGTAGCTGATCCCCGGTATCGTACTGATCCTAATTTCAGACGGGCGGTTGAGCAAATGCTTGTTAATACTTCACGGTTTGGTTTTAGAAATCGTTAACTCCGTATAATCTTTTACAAGACACGGAACAATTGATGGTTTCTCCTATATATGTATTTATAACAGAGAGAAACTTTTTTAAGGAGAAACAATATGCCAATTACAGGCGAAAACATTGATCCAATCTTTCCAGTAGGTAATAGCACAGGTGCTTGGCCAGGTGGCGGCACTGCTCCATCTTCAAACTCTATTCCAGAAGTATCTGGTGCTTCGGATCCTAACTACTGGTTACCAATTTGGAGTGGCGAAGTTATTAATGCCTACGATCAGTACAACATCTTTGAACCAATGGTAATGACTGAGACTATTGAATCAGGCACTACCAAGCGTTTCCCAATTACCGGAACCGTTGGTCACAAGGGTGTATGGAACGCTGGCGAAGAACTACTAGGTGATACTGGTATTTCAACTCCAGGCTGGTTCGACATTTCACTCGATCAGCGTCCAATGGCTGCCTTCTTTGAGCTTGATGATATTCATCTTATGCTCACTCAGTGGGACTATAGAGCCGAACTAGCTCGTCAGGCTGGCCTTGCTCTAGCTAATGTTCGTGACAAGCAGATTGCTTGCATGATTGCTCAAGGTGCTTTTGCTGATAACCGTAATCCCTTTGGTTCTGGTTATGCTGGTATGAATAATGCAAGCAACCTTGTTCTTCCACCTGATGCTGTATTTAATGCTCTAGGTAACACTAAGTGTGACTCAGATCCAACTACTGCTAAGGAACTAAGAACAAACGCCGCACTAGCTCTACTTGAGTATCTAGAGCGTTACATGGTTCACCTCCAGGAAATCGATGTAATGGGCGGCGAAGTTTACTGCGCCGTTAGCCCACAGGCTTTCCATGACATTCGTGCTCTTGGTATTGCTAGAGTTGCTGGCGATCTAGTTGGTGGTGCTGGCCGTCCATTCTTCGGTGGCGTTGCTGAAGCTGGTGGTCTAGGTGCTCCACTTAACACTGGTATGTTTGGCCTATCTGATACCCTTGAGTACATGGGTGTTAAGATTGTTAAGAGCAACCACCTTGCCCAGCTTGACTTTACTTGGGTTAGCAAATCTGGTACCACTACAGCTAAGGATATTCCTGTAAATGGTATTCCAGTATCAGGCAGTAACCTTGCTGTTGTAAATGATCTAGGCGATGCTAAGTATGACTTTAACTGGGGTCGAACTGTCGGTGTAGTAAATACAGACGGTTTGTTTGGTACTGGTGCTACTGCTAAACCAGTAAAGGCTTTGGTCTGGCAGCGTAATGCTGTTTGCTCAATGCGTCTACAGGGCATGAAGGTTGAAACTGTTAAGGATGTCCGTAGAGGTACATTCTTCACCGTTAGCAGCATCATGGCCGGTGCTGGTATTCTACGCCCAGAACTCTGCGGCGCAATCCAGGGTGACATCTCAGCCCTCGCTTAATTTAGCGTTTAGCTAATCTATGCCTAGGTGGTCGAAAGATCACCTAGGTATTTTTTTCTATAAGGAGGTTATATGAAACCATATAATCCAATTCAATCATCGTCAAAAGGACTTGGAGATTCCGTAGCTAAGTTTATTAAAAAACTAGGCATTGAACAAAAGCCTGGTTGCGGCTGCGAGAAACGACAAGAGATGCTTAATAAGTTAGTGCCCTATAAGAAAGGATCAAAGTAATGGGTTTGTATTCGTATACGGATGCTATAAACCACATGTTACTTGCTTCCGGTGAGCATTTGGTTAATGATATTGAAACAGATTCTGGTGTTGATACCAGTGTTGCTCAGTTTATCCTTAGCCAAGCCATCAAGTCTGCAACCATGCGGGGTATAGCAAACAATAGGTTTGTAGATACATATGAGCCTGAAGTCGATGGTAAGATATTATTACCAGCTAATGCTTGCTATGCTCAAGTTGTTGAGCCGTTGTTTGATTCTACGACGGGGGAGGTGATCCAAACTACTATTAAGTCCAATCCACCTCGGCTTTTCAACATTACCAAGCAGACAGATGTATTTGACAAGGCTCTAAAGATTGAAGTAATTGTACTACTAGGTGATCCTTCTAGTATTTCAAATCCTTATGGTTGGAATGATATTGACTCTCCACTACAGCGGGGTATTATGGAAACTGCTGCAAGAGAGTATCAAGCTATAACTCAAGGTGATCCTCAGGTAGATCAATATTTAGCTAGCCGAGAGCAATTCCATATGGCTAGAGGTAAAGCTTCTGATATCTCTAAGAAGCGTCGCAGTATATTTAATGGTGATCCAGGAACAAGAGCTTCTGTAGATCGCCGTGGTATACTTAGTAACGATCCTTACTTTACTAGAACGAGGTTTTAATACATGCCTTTTATCAGACTTCCAATTAACTCCCTTAGTGGTGGCGTAGGTAGACAAGCACCCACAAAGCGTTTGATGTCCGAAGCACAAAACATTGACAACTGTTTAGTTACACTTGAGAAGTCTGTTGAAAAGCGGCCTCCACTTACTAAAGTTAGTTGTGAGGGTGGATCACCATACCTAGGTCAGACAGAAAACTCTTCACTTAGTGTAAAAAACTCTACCCCAC